CCACTCTATCCACAGCAGATGGTGCTACTGCAGAGTCACGAGCTGCAATACTGAACCTAACCGACACTGGCACATCTCTTTCAGGTGCAGCCACAGTCATTTGTCCCGCCCTCACTAAAACCTTTATTGTAAAGAACGGCACTGCTCAGACAGTGACGATCAAAACAGCGTCAGGAACTGGTGTCGCCATCCCTTCTGGTAGCACAGGGCATGTGTATTGCGATGGCACCAACGTAGTCGAAAGTCAGAACTATGTTGCTGGCAACTTTGGAGTTGGTG